GGTGGTAGTGCCGGTGAAGGTATTACTTCTGGATTAAGACAAGGTTATAAAACAGGTGACAGAGTAAAAGAAGTTCTTGCAGAAATGCAAGAAGTATTACCTCAAAGAGATAGAAGACGAAACTTTAATGATTTTTTAATTAATTTTGGTTTAGATATAGCGTCTAGATCTCCCCAAGGAAATATATTTCAAACAGCTGCAGCTGCAGCTAAAGAACCTTTTGCACAGTTTCAACAAACAGCTGCAGGCGACAGAGCTTTTGATGACAAATTAGCTCTTGGTGCTTACGATATTGTAAAAGGTGAACAAGACGCAGAAAAGGAATTTCAACGAGATAAAGATTTAATTGCATACGAAGCAGAAGTTAATCCTAAATTAAAAAAAGTATTTAGAGAAGAAATACCTGAAGTTAGAATAAATAACTATGCAGACACTTTAAAAGAAAGTGAATTTGATATTATATCAAATAATGCAATGGAAATATCACAAGACATTGTTACATTTAATGTGTTTAAAGAAAAAAATCCTGAACATGCAGTAAATAAAAAGAACTTTAGAGGTATCCTTCAGTTTGAATACGATGCAAAAGGTAAAGCAACCCCTAACTATTCAAGTTATATAGTAGGCCAAGTATTTTATAATCCTGAAGACGGTTTATTTTATGAAAAAATAGCAGATGAAGGAGCAATAACAGATTTTAAAGCACTTGATCCTTTCACATATGATTAGGAGGATAAATGGCTTTAAGAGAAGGCATTGGGCTAATACAAGATCTAGATAAAGAAAAAGGCAAAAAGAAAACAATCACTAGAAACGTACGGGGTGTAGAAAGTAAAACTGAATACGATGATGAAGTAGGTGGTTTTACTGCAGCAGCAGCTGGAGTAGGTTCTGGTGTTATTAAAACTGTTGAAGGAGTTGTATCTCTTGGAGCAGAACTTATGGATGCGTTTGGTGTGTCTGAAAGTGCTGCAATGGAAGTAGAAGAATTTTTTGATAGATTGAATCCACTAGAAGAAATAGCAGAACAAAGAGCAATCGGTAAACTTACTCAAGCTTTAATTCAAATAGGTGTGCCTGCAGCCGCGGGTGCAAAGATTGCAACTAAACTTGCAACTAAAGCATTAAAAGCAAAAAGAACTGGTAAGTATGCAAATGTATTAGGAAAGAATGCACAAAAAGGAATTAAACAAGCTAAGAAATTAAATGAGTTGACAGGTAAACAAAGATTTGGAGCTGTTGTTTTAGGTGGAGCAGCGGGTGAAACTTTAGTTACAGACACAGAAGAAATTGGATCCTTTGGTGATGTGTTTGAAGCTGGACCTACGCAATTAGATAGAGAGGAAGAAGAAGATCCTCAAGAAGATGCTACTCGAAAATTAATGAACAGATTTAAGTTTGCATCAGAGTCTTTATTTGTTACACCATTTGTTTATGGTGTTGGTCTTGGTGCTAAAACATTAGCTAAGCGAGGAAAAGAATTAGCTTATAGTAGTTCAAAAATTGCACGAGGATTAAATAAATTTGGTGCAACGTTTAGACCTAGAGGAGATAAACCTAAAGAAGTATTTCTTTCTAAAATGAAACAAAATGCACGTAAGATGGCTGACACTAATTTTTCTATGGAACAAGTGGCACGGATAGATAAAGTTACTAACAAATATTTTCCAGCTACTAAAAAATTTTTTGATAGATCTTCTGATAATACTAGAAAAAAATTCTTAGCTGATCTAGATCAAACTTTATTTAAAGGAGATTTAAATAAAGAAGGATTAGATAAAACTTTAAAATCTAATCTTTTAAAATCAATGAACAAAGTAAAAATGCCTGTTGAAGATCAAGCTACTATTTTTAAAGGTTTAACAGATACACGTAAAAAATTTAGAGAATTATTAGAAATAACAGCCGGTGGACCAGGAGCTAAAGTAGATTTACCTGCAGGGGTAGCGGTAGATTTAAGAGCTTTAATGGGAGATAGAATTAAAAATTACATAGGTAATACTTATGAATTGTTTCAAAATAAAGAAGTAGGTTTATTTAATAAGTACAGACCCACACAACAAGATAAAGATTTAGTGTCTAATATATTTATGAGATATGCAGCTAAGAATAAAAATCCTATTACTAAACCTGAAGCAGATAATATGGTAGATGAAATTTTAGATTCAGCTAGAAACATAGATCCTAAAAAAGACACACTTCCTACATTTAAATATCAAAATTTAACTAAAGGTGCAGATGATGCATATAATATTAAAACATTTGCTCAGACTTTAGAAAAAGAAGTTTCTGGAGGAGATAAAACTTTAGAAGTTATAGGTAAGGGAAGTAAAGCATTCAGAAAATTATTTGGAGAAGTAGAAGATGTAAGACATTCTATTTATGAAGGAGTCAATAGACTATCGCTTGTAGCTCGTAAGAATCAGTTGTTTGATGAAATATTAGATGTAGATGATAAAATGAAAGCTGCTGTTAAAGCAAGCACACCTCCAGGTCAACGAGGATTTTTTCATGCAACACCTTTAGAAGCACGAAGAGCTTTTGGAGATATACCTGGAAGAGAAATTGTAAAAATAAATCCTTATGTAGCTAACTATTTTAAAGATGGAGTTTTAGTTAATAGACTTAACAATATGTACACAACTAAAGCTATTGCCGAAGGTTTTTCTAACGTTAATAATCTTCAACAGTTTATGAGAGGTGAAACAGGTGGGGCAATGGGAAAAACTTTTTCATGGGCTTGGAGAAATTTATTATTAACTCCTAAAGCTGGAGCTCAATACGCTAAAACAATTTTATCTATACCTACACACATAAGAAATTTTTTAAGTTCTGGTGCATTTGCATTTGGAAATGGTATGTTATTTACTAACCCTCAATTATTAAAAGAAGCTTTAGCAAGAGCAGGAGCAACTGTTCAACTTGGAATTAGAAACCCATTATCAATGGAAAGATACAGAAGATATTTAGAACTAGGAGTTGTAAATACTAATACTAGAATGGGAGACCTTAGAAATCTTATGAGAGACGTAAGATTTGGTGATGGTAACATTGCAACCGATAGTGTTTTAAGACCTATGTTAAATTCTTTAGGTGCTTTTGGAAAAGGAATTAAAAAAACAGGTAAAGTTATGCAAGACGCTTACGTAGCGGAAGATGACTTTTGGAAAATTTTAAATTTTGAAGTTGAGTATGGACGAATGTTTAAG